TAACGAAAACGCAGAATTAAAAGCCGCCCTGGAGCGGTTGGCGTGAGGAGTGAATCAAATGCTCAAACGTGATTTATCGGAAATATCATTACCGGATTTGCTCAACGATCAAAGTGGTTTGGACGGCGTCTTGGAAGATGTGATGTTTGATGCCGGCAGAAGGGCGATTGAAACTGTCGATGATACCACCCAGGGAGCGAAGGAGGCGGGGCCGTGTTTATAATTGTGGGCGTATTTCTAGGCGTTTCGTGCCTAATTTTAGCCGGTGCGGGGATATGGTATCTTATCGACCGTCGACGAATCGCCATATCCATAAATTATTACAATCTGAAACGTTTTGCGGTAATTTATATCGAAGAAATTATAACTGTTATCTTGTTTTTGATTAACGCCGTTTGGATTTTGAGAGCTTGCAACATTATATTTTTGCGATAGGGGGCCGGTCGAAGTGGCAAATGATCTTTGGGAGACTCCGCAATATATATTTGATTGGCTGGATAAAGAATTCCATTTTGATTTAGATGCGGCCTGCAACGATACTAATTGTAAATGTCAATGCGGGTTTATGAACAATCGCGGATTTGATGCCTTGAAAGAAAATTGGCATAGGCCAAGCTCACCGCGAAGCTATCGTTCGGTTTATTTGAATCCCCCATACAGCGATCCCTATCCATGGGTTAAAAAAGCTTATGAGGAATCACGAAAAGGTTGTACGGTGGTTTGCCTATTGCCGGCTGACATTTCAACAAAATGGTTCCATGAATGGGTTATCGGCAAAGCGGAGCTCAGATTCATTCAAGGCCGGATTAGTTTTGATGGAGCGAAAAAGGGCGCTCCGAAGTTTGGATCGATGATTGCAATTTATGGACCCGGGATCGAGCCGAAAGTGATTAGTGTTAAAAGGCCGGATAAACCAAAAAGGATCACCAATCATGAAACAGGTTAATACAACCCGTATCGGCCATAAATGGGAGCTTTGGGGGCACAAATACTTATTCCCAAATGCCAAACTGATGCCATATAACAATGAAAGCTTTGATTTGCTAGACGGTGACAGTCGGATTGATGTTAAGGCCAGCAAGCTTTTTACCAAAAAGAAAGGCCGATACTTTGATTTTTTAATAAAGCACAATACCGGCTGTGATTATTTTCTACTTATCGGATATCGTTACCGGCAAGATAAAAGCCCGCAAAAGATTTGGCTGATTCCGGCAAGTTTAATTAATGATCGGCGCCGGGTGATCATCGGCCAGAATCATAACGGACAATGGAAAGACTTTGAAATACCTTTAAAGGCGGTTGCGTGATATGAAAACCTGTGCAAAATGTGGCAATTCTTATCGTGCAAAATCTCCAATGTGGGTGAGACGGGCCGAAAAACCAACTTGTATAAACTGTTTTAACAGTTATATTCGGAAAAAGATTGGCCCAAAAAGAAAATATTAATGAAAGGAAAAGCCATGAGTATTAAGATTAACAAACTTGAAATTGAGAATGTCAAACGGGTTAAGGCCGTTAAGATCGAACCTACGGCAAATGGTTTAACTATCATAGGTGGTAAGAATAGAAATGGTAAAACATCAGTTTTAGACGCGATCTCCTGGGTTTTAGGTGGTGATAAATATAAACCATCTGAACCACAACGAGAGGGATCGGTAATTCCTCCGAATCTCCATATAGTTATGTCCAATGGCCTAATCGTTGAGCGCAAAGGTAAAAATAGCGATTTGAAAGTTATTGATCCCCAAGGCCGGAAGGGTGGGCAACAATTACTTAATGAATTTGTTGAACAATTGGCCCTTGATCTTCCTAAGTTTATGCAATCCACCAACAAAGAAAAAGCTGATACACTCCTGCGGATTATCGGGGTTGGTGACAAACTTTTTGAATTGGAGCGGAAGGAAACCGAGGTTTACAACCAGCGCCATACTATCGGTCAAATAAAAGACCAAAAAGAAAAGTATGCCAAAGAACAAACCTATTACCCGGATGCTCCAAAAGAACCGGTTTCTGCTTCTGAACTTATCCGGCAGCAACAGAATATCCTTGCCCGAAACGGAGAGAACCAACGGAAACGAGATAAGCTTCATGATTTAGAAAATGATTTGACGGTTAAAAACAACGAAATCAATAATCTTAATACTCAAATCGAAAATCTGCAAAAGCAATATCTTCTTCGAACGACTGAAAAAGAGAAGATTGTTTCTGACATTGAGATCGCCCGTAAATCCGCTTTAGATTTACATGACGAATCAACTGCTGAACTCGAAGCCAATATTGCAGATATCGATGCAATTAATGTTAAGGTCCGGGCGAACTTGGACAAGGATAAAGCCGAACAGGACGCTCTTTATTACACAAACCAATATAATACGCTTACCACTCAACTTGATTCTGTTAGGCAGGCTAAAACTGATTTATTAAAAGGTGCCAACCTCCCATTACCGGGGTTATCGGTTGAAGATGGCGAGCTAACTTATCAGGGTAAGAAATGGGACTGCATGAGTGGATCGGACCAATTAAAAACGGCTACTGCTATTGTGCGGAAATTGAATCCTGAGTGTGGATTTGTTTTGATTGATAAATTAGAGCAAATGGATCTCGAAACACTTAATGAATTTGGTAAATGGGCAGATTCAGAAGGTTATCAGGTTTTAGCAACTAGGGTTAGTACTGGGGAAGAATGCAGTCTTATTATCAGCGACGGTTATGTGGTTGGGCAAGAGCAGCCGGAGCCAGTAAAAGAAAGCGCTTGGAAACCAGGTGAATTTTAATATCATGGGAAAACTTATCGATTTAACCGGGCAACGGTTCGGTCGGCTTACTGTTATCGAAAGAGCTGGGACTAGAAACAGAATGGCACTATGGCATTGCAAATGCGACTGCGGAAAAGATACTTTTGTATTATCAGGAAGCCTTAATTCGGGAGTTTCAAGATCCTGTGGTTGTTTCCGGTTGGTTCATTTAATTAAATCTCCTCCACGTAAAACACATGGTGGAAGTCATAAAGATAGACTATATCGAGTTTGGATTGGAATGAGGCAACGGTGTTCACTTCCAACTAACAACAGATATTTAGATTATGGCGGAAGAGGGATTTATGTTTGCCAAGACTGGGAAGAAAACTATGCTGCATTTCGCAACTGGGCAATATCATCTGGATATGATGAAAATGCATCTCGCGGGGAATGCACCATAGATCGAATCGATGTAAACGGCCCATATGCACCATGGAATTGTCGATGGGTTAATTCAAAAATTCAAGCCAGTAACAAAAGAAGTAACAAAAAGGAGGCAATGTAATGGAAATAACCAAAGGAAAAATCGGCGGAGCTATTAAATGCTGCTTATATGGTCCGGAAGGGATAGGAAAATCATCATTGGCAGCCATGTTCCCGAATTCGGTATTTATCGATACCGAGGGGAGCACTAAATATATGGACGTTGCCCGGACCCCTGCCCCCAGTAGTTGGACTATGTTACTGGAACAAGTTAAATATTTTAAGCAGAATCCTTCGATGTGTGATTCTCTCGTCATTGATACGGCGGACTGGACGGAGCAGCTTTGTATTTCTCATATTTGTTCAACCTATAACAAAACCGGAATAGAAGATTTCGGTTACGGAAAAGGTTATGTTTACCTGGAAGAAGAATTCGGCCGGCTTCTGAATGCGCTTAGTGATCTAATTGGAGCTGGAATCAATGTTGTCATGACCGCCCATGCCTATATGAGAAAATTTGAACAACCTGACGAAATGGGAGCATATGACCGATGGGAATTTAAACTTGAAAAAAAGACTGCTCCATTGGTTAAAGAATGGGCTGACATGGTACTATTTGTAAATTACAAAACCTGGGCGGTCAGTACCGGTGATAACGGAAAGGGTCCCAAAAAAGCCCAGGGCGGCAAACGAGTTATTTATACCCAACACCATCCTTGCTGGGATGCTAAAAATCGTCACGGACTGCCCGAAGAATTAAGCTTTAACAGTCCCGAAGATGGATGGAAACAGATCGCTCATTGCATCCCGCCACGAGTAAATAAACCAGTAAGCCGATCGGCAGAATCCGAACCAATGGCCATGAACTTGGATGAAATGGAACCAGCGGTTAAAACGATTGAACGCCCAAATAGCAATGAGGATTTTATTTCAACGGCAATGGAAGCCGCTAAAAAATCTTCACAAAAAACGGTTTCTAAAGAGTCGGAACGACGTTCGGAATTGGATAACCTGCCAAGACCATTGGCCGATCTTATGTTGGGTAATAATGTAACGATAGAAGAGATTCAAAAAGCAGTGGCGTCAAGAGGTTATTACCCAATTGATACTCCTATTACAAATTATGAATCTGGATTTATCGATGGGGTATTAATTGCAGCATGGCCGCAAGTATTCAAAATGATTTGTGACAATAGATAATAAAAACGGAGGTATTTACAATGGCAGAAAATGGTTATGAGTTAAACTGGGATTCTACAATTGAACACGACAGCGAGTTTGTAACATTACCCGAAGGAGATTATGATTTCGAAGTCGTTGAATTTGAACGCGCCCGGCATAACGGCAGTGAAAAACTTCCGGCGTGCGGAAAAGCTATCATCCACATCAAGATCGAAGGAAAAGAAGGTACATCTATCATCAAACACAATCTTTTCTTACATTCAACCACTGAGGGTATGTTATGCGCGTTTTTTACTGGAATCGGTCAACGCAAGCACGGCGAAAAATTGCAAATGAACTGGAATAAAGTTATTGGATCCAAAGGACGGGCCAAAGTTGGAATACGAAAATTCACCAATGATAAAGGCCAAGTTCTCGAATTTAATGAGATCAAAAAATTCTATGAACCCGAAGAAAGCAAAGGATTTCAGCCCGGGAGGTTCTAACCATGGACTTACGTCCATATCAACAACAAGCAAAGGCGGCCATTCAAAACGAATGGTCGTCCGGTCATAAAAAGACTTTATTAGTTTTACCGACCGGTACCGGAAAGACAATCGTTTTTAGCAAGTTGACGGAAGATTGCGTCCGGGAAGGTGAGCGGGTTTTGATACTCGCTCACCGCGGCGAACTTCTGGATCAGGCCGCTGATAAATTAATCAAATCGACCGGATTAGGCTGTGCCGTCGAAAAAGCGGAAGAAACTTGTTTAAATAGTTGGTTCCGGGTAGTTGTCGGATCGGTTCAATCACTACAGCGCGAAAGCCGCCTTAAACAATTCAAGCCGGATTATTTTGACACCATTATTGTTGATGAGGCTCACCATTGTTTATCAGATGGTTATCAACGGGTTTTAAGCTATTTTGACGAGGCCAAAGTACTGGGAGTTACTGCGACACCAGACAGGGGAGACATGCGCAATTTAGGCCAGTATTTTGAATCCTTGGCCTATGAATACACTCTCCCTAAAGCAATCAAGGAAGGATTTTTAAGCCCGATTAAAGCCCAAACAATCCCTTTAAAACTCGACTTGACCGGTGTTGGGATACAATCAGGAGATTTCAAGGTCGGCGATCTCGGTACCGCCTTGGATCCATACTTATTTCAAATTGCCGATGAAATGCAAAAGTATTGCATGGAACGGAAAACAGTTGTGTTTCTCCCTCTGATCAAAACCAGCCAGAAATTCGCGGGAATTTTAGCCAGTCGAGGATTCAGAGCGGCGGAAGTCAATGGAGAGAGTGCTGATCGCGAGCGGCTCCTAAAAGACTTTGACGTGGGAAAATACAACGTTTTATGTAATTCTATGTTACTTACCGAGGGCTGGGATTGCCCTTCGGTTGATTGCATCGTGGTACTCCGGCCAACGAAAATCCGTAGCCTGTATGCGCAAATGGTGGGACGTGGAACACGCATCCATCCCGGAAAAGACTATTTACTACTGCTAGATTTTCTTTGGCATACCGAAAGACATGAGCTATGTCACCCTGCCCACCTGATTTGTGAGTCTGAAGAAGTCGCCCAAAAGATGACCGAAAACATTGAGCAGGCCGGTTGCCCGGTTGATTTGGAACAGGCTGAAATACAAGCGTCTGAAGATGTTGTCGCGGCTAGGGAAGAGGCACTTGCCAAAAAACTTGAAGAAATGAAGCATCGCAAACGAAAGCTGGTCGACCCGTTACAATTTGAAATGTCAATCCAGGCTGAAGACTTATCCAATTATGTACCGGCATTTGGTTGGGAAATGGGTCCACCCTCCGATAAGCAAAAACAAACTCTTGAAAAACTGGGTATTATGCCGGACGAGATCGACAACGCCGGGAAAGCTGCCAAACTTTTGGACAGGCTTGATAAACGTCGGGAAGAAGGACTTACCACTCCGAAACAAATTAGATTTTTAGAGGGACGCGGGTTCCAACATGTAGGGACATGGGCACATGAAGCGGCCAGAAAACTAATTGACCGGATCGCGGCTAACGGCTGGAAAGTACCGCATAATATCGATCCTTATTCATATAATCCCGCTCCGGTTGAACCGCTTGAATTTGGTGATTTTGAGAGGTTTTAAAAATGATTATCACTACTGCCGGCATTTATTCAATCATCCCAATAACCTGTATTAATGCAATTGGTAACCCTTATCAGCTTCGAGAGGCTGAAATAACCGAAGTCGATAAGGTTAACCAGAAAATATATTGTCCAGATCTCGGGTGGGTTGGTTGGAATTTGCCGGTAGTGAGTGAGAAAAGAAGGGCGAAACAATGAAAGAATACCCTATACTCTTCTCTGGTTCAATGGTTAAAGCTATTTCGGAAGATAGAAAAACACAAACAAGGCGGGTTATTAAACCACCGATTGAAGTACACCAAAATGGTAATGAAATATGGTTAACTCGTCCAAAAAATTTTAAAGATGAATATTGTCGGTTTCATCCTTATGAATTTCCTTATGGTCCTGGAGATCAGCTTTGGGTTAGGGAAACATGGCGAGTTGGTGCATGGAATTTTGATACTCAAAGTATCGCGGTCGATTACTTAGCAGACAGCTTTGTAAGAAAAGAATGGATAAAGATTGATAATAAAAACCAATTTATTAAATTAGTAAATCAATCATTAGAAGATGCTAAAAAATCCGGTTATGGCATAAATCGGGAAACCGGAGAAGTGTATTGGCCGAAAGGGGAAGGGCCAACACGTTGGAGGCCGTCAATTCATATGCCTCGTTGGGCCTCTCGAATAACTTTGGAAATTGACGAAATCCGGGTCGAACGGTTGCAAGATATCACCGAAAATGATGCAAAGTCAGAGGGCGTTTCACCAATATTCAATAAAGAATATGGGCCTACGGGAATTGAATACAGAAATGCATTTATGAGCCTATGGAATTTAATTAACTTTAAAAGTGGTTATGGTTGGAACGTTAATTCTTGGGTAAAAGTTGTTTCATTTCATCGAATAGAGGCCTAACCATGGACAAACAAAACCTGCTTAAAGTTTTAGATTACATCGATCCGGCCATGCTTAATTATCAAGAATGGGTGAATGTCGGCATGGCCTTAAAAGATGAAGGATATACCGCTAGTGTTTGGGAGGATTGGAGCAAACGCGATACCGAACGCTATCATCCCGGAGAGTGTTTTAAAAAGTGGGATAGTTTTAACGGTTCAACTTCTCCGGTTACAGCCGGGACCATAGTCCAGTTAGCAAAGGATCAGGGATGGACTCCGCTTGTAGATTCTCACGAGTTGGAATGGGATGCCGTGATCGGCGCCAGGGATGAAATGACAGTTATTGATCATCGGTGGATTGAGGGCCAGGAAATTACTGAACCGGAACCAGATAAATGGGACCCGGCAAAAGACCTTATTAAATATCTGGAAATATTGTTTGATTCCTCTGAAAATGTCGGTTATGTTACACGCGCTTGGGAAAAGGAAGGTAAATATTTGCCTTCCAAGGGCTGTTGGGACCGGACGGCCGGACAATTGATCCAGGAACTTAATAAATGCAATGGTGATATTGGGGCCGTACTTGGTGATTATCAGCCGGAAGTGGGGGCCTGGATTAGATTTAATCCGCTCGACGGTAAAGGTATTAAAAACGAGAATGTAACGGATTACCGTTTTGCCCTGGTTGAATCCGATGATCTGGACCTGGAAAAGCAAAATGCAATCATACGGGAATTAGAATTACCGGTGGCCTGCTTGGTTCATTCCGGCAAGAAATCAATCCATGCCATAGTAAAAGTCGACGCCGACACTTACGAAGAATACCGAAAGCGGGTTGATTATCTATATGATGTGTGCGCGAAAAACGGTTTAAAAGTTGATACTCAAAACCGGAACCCTTCCCGGCTTTCCCGGATGCCGGGGGTGATGCGCTCTGGCCAGAAACAATTTTTAATCGATACTAACATCGGTAAATCATCATGGAATGAGTGGAAAGAATGGATTGACGGTATTAACGATGATTTGCCGGAGCCGGAAAGCATGGCTGATGTATGGAATAACCTTCCGGATTTAGCGCCGCCTTTAATTGATGGATTACTCCGGCAAGGTCATAAAATGCTCTTGGCCGGGCCGTCTAAGGCCGGAAAATCTTATTCATTGATTGAATTATGTTGCGCCATTGCCGAAGGCAAAAAGTGGCTTAAATGGGTTTGTGCTCAGGGAAAAGTACTCTATGTTAATTTGGAGTTGGACCGGGCAAGCTGCCTTCATCGGTTTAAAGATGTTTATACCGCGCTTGGATGGGAACCCAAAAATGTGGCTAATATCGATATTTGGAATTTGCGCGGGAAGTCCGCCCCGATGGACAAGTTAGCGCCTAAACTAATACGCCGGGCGCAGAAAAAGAATTACATAGCCGTTGTTATTGACCCGATTTATAAGGTTATCACCGGCGATGAAAACAGTGCCGACCAGATGGCCCTGTTTTGCAATCAATTCGATAAGATTTGCACCGAACTAAAAACAGCAGTTATTTATTGTCATCACCATAGTAAAGGTAGTCAGGGATCAAAACGGAGTATGGACCGGGCGTCGGGGTCCGGAGTGTTCGCCCGTGATCCGGATGCGCTTCTTGATCTGATTGAGCTTGATTTGACTGACGCAATCGTTAAGCAAGAGGAAAATAAGGCAGTTTGCAAGGTTTGTGAATCATGGCTCAAAAAGAAAGACTTATTAGGCGAAGCGTCACAGGATGATCGCTGCAGTGAATCGGCTATGATAGAAATTTGCAAGCGTTTATTAGAACCGGCTTTATTTGCTTATATGATGAGTGATGTTAAAACAGTCATGGAAACAGTTCAAAAGCGGACGGCTTGGAGAATCGAAGGAACTTTGCGGGAGTTTGAAAAGTTTGCTCCGATTAACCTTTGGTTTGATTACCCTGTTCATCATGTAGATGAATCCGGTACTCTTACGGATGCGGACGCCGGAGGAGAAAAGGTGCCCTGGCAAAAATCAAAAAGCGGTAAGAAACCGACAAAAGCCCAAGTAAGAAAAGAAAACGCTGATGAAATGGAAACGGCTTATGAAGCCTGTACGATTAACGGTGAAGTTACCACACAAGCAATGGCCGAATATTTGAATATTTCTGAGCGGACGGTAAGACGCCGGTTAAATAATTGCCCAAGATTAGCTTGTGAGGATGGAAAAGTTACTCAAATAATTTCTAAAGGACAGTGACATGGACACAACGTTCTGTCTTTGTCACTGAGTGACATTTTTATGGACACGGACACACCGTTATGTCCATGTCCGTGTCCGGACAAATTTTAATGATGTCCGGACACGTGTCCATGAAGTTGTCCAAACTGGAAAATATATAAAACTATCAAAATTTGATTTACCTGCACTTTGACAAATGACACGGACATAACGTTATGTCTTTGTCCACGGAATGAAATTGGGAGGCATGGAAATAAATTACTTTTGGCTTCTAGCTGGACTTTGACATGGACACGGACACCTTATACTAAAGTATAATATCGTGTCCGTGTCCGGAAGTCAGAAAGATTGTCCGTCAAGGTCAAGTGTGCGCGAAGCGTCGCACACTTGAACCCTTGTCCGGCAATCTGACTTCTGACAAGCGATTTGGCCGATAGAAAAAACAAAAAAATTAGGAGATTAAAGATAATGAAAAAGAAACCTAGTGAAAAATTAGATTGCGTAAGGAAAATGCCGGAATTAAAACATTTTTCAGGTGAAGGCGAATTTGATATTACAAAAAGTGAAGTAGTTCAATGGTTAATCAAACAACCAGACGTATTGCAATATATTTTTACAAGAGTGGCGGCTAACGGTTCAATTCCTTTAATTGTTTATAACAAAAATAAAGGTACTTGGAAAGGCACCGATCGATGAAAACTGAATTCTTCATGCCAATGATTCCGCCGACTCACACACACCAAGAAAAAGACGTCACTGTAAAACATGGCAAACCAATATTTTACGAACCAACAGAACTTAAAGAAGTGCGGTCTAAATTACAAGCTCATTTAGGCCAACATGTACCGGTTGAGAAATACACTGGTGCCGTCAGACTTATTACAAAATGGTGTTTCCCGGTTACTGGCAAACATGAAAACGGAGAATATAAAACGACCCGACCCGATACCGACAACCTTCAAAAGATGCTCAAAGATGTAATGACGAGCTTAGGTTTCTGGACAGACGATGCTTTAGTAGCCAGTGAAATAACGGAAAAGTTTTGGGCGGAAAAGCCAGGAATTTATATCATGATTGAAGATTTGGGGTGATAATGTGAGAGATTTAAAAGCAGATTTAAAACGATTGGAAGAATCAAGAGATTATTTTGAAAAGCATGGTAATTATTGTTTAAAAAGAGATTTAGAAATTTCAATTATAGCAATTAAACGAGCAATTACAGCAGAAGAATTAATAAAAGAAATTGTTCCTTGGATCGATCGAGTAAAAGAAGCGGGGATAATATCATGATTGAACTTGATCCGAGGCCTGATTTAATTTCCGATTCTGAAAAATGGACAACCTTTTTAGTATTGGCAAATCTTAAAAATAAAGAATTAGCAAGTATTTTGCATGGTTTCAGGTGTTGCGGGTTACGGTTGCATAAAGGCTCAGAGTGTTGGGCCTTAAGACCTGATTTTGATCCGGAAAATTCGAAGTGGTTGACCAAAGGGGAATATGTTAAAGACCGTGATAAATGGTTAACAACATATCAACAAGAGATTATAAAATTACTTGATATGTTAGGAGGCGCGGCAGCATGAAAAGACTAGATATACCGCATCCACCATCTAAAGAGCAATTGGAAATGCGGGAAAAAATTAAAAATATTCGTTCAAAAAATCGAATGAGCTTAGAACTGGCCGTAAAATGCTATGACAATCTTAAAGATTTAATTCAGACCTATGATTTTGTGACGTCTGAAACTATCGCAGGGTATAGGGTTCGTTGGTCCGCAAAACTAACATTAGGCTTTAAAAGATTAACATTTCAAGAGTTTTTAAGAATCTATCACATTGAGATAGTGGAGGTTTAGCGGCATGAAACTTGTAATCATTGAATCACCGTATGCCGGTGATATAGAAGAAAATATCAAGTATGCTAGGCGTTGTATGTTAGACAGCCTATTACGTGGAGAAGCGCCGTTTTTATCCCATTTGCTTTATCCCCAAGTTTTAGACGATACTATTCCAGAAGAGCGAGAGTTTGGCATCGATGCCGGTTTAGAATGGGGAGAAAAAGCAGATTTCACAGTAGTTTATACTGATTACGGAATTTCCAAGGGAATGCAAATAGGTATCGTAGACGCAAAAACTGTAAAACGACCTATAGAATATCGGCAGATAGGCAAAAACAAGGAGGATAGCATTCATGGAAAATAGTCTATATGAACTTCCAAAGCACGTGGTTAGATATATCGAAGATGAATTGCGAATGTATAACACTTTAAAAACTTCAATTCCAGTATTGGAGCAGGATTATTTAGACGTACTTAATAAATCACGGCAGTTTTCAATGGTTCCCGGTAGCAGTAATAATGATGATAAGTTAGGAAATGATGCGGTAAAACTTGTAGGATTGCAAAATAAAAGTATGGATTGCATTCGTAGAGTAGAACGCATTGAAATGGGCGTTCGGTTGTGTACGGAGGACGAAAAGAAACTAATTACCGCGAAATACTTTTCGGGCTTTGATTATCGGGATGAAGCTATTATGCAGCAATTAAATTTTGGGTATCGTAATAATTATTTCGCCATTAAAAAAAGTGCGGTTTATAAATTTGCAATTGTGTTTGGGTTGATTTAATACTAAAATAAACGCGTCATATAGGCGTTCGATGGCATTTTAAGGGGACAAAATTAATACTATTTCAATACTAATTTTAGGTTTTTCCGAGTTATAATGTTACCATGAAGATTTAAGAAAACGCCTTCAAATTTGGGGCGTTTATTTTTTTGGTGCGTGGGCGATCCACGGGTTGCATATGCCAGTAATACGTAGGGTGGGACGGGGGCATATATAAAATAAAATGGCACAAGAGTTTTCCAAAGCCTTTTACAATTCAAAAGAGTGGTTGATATGCAGAGACGCTTATATAAAGAGCGTCTTTGGTTTATGTGAGGATTGCAAAGATAGAGGTATTGCCAGGCCTGGTTATATAGTGCATCATACAGAAACATTGACGCCTGACAATATCAATGACCCTAATATCACGCTTAACCATACGAGGCTTAGGTATTTGTGTTTGGACTGTCACAATAGGGTTAATAATCAAGGTGTTACGAGTAATGACACAATGTTTGATAGTAACGGGCAATTGGTGAAAAGGGAGTAATGAGTATGATATCTTTTAAAGTCTCTTGCAATACTAAACAAATAAGGCAAGACCTTAGTAAATTAAGATGGTCAATACTTTGCACCTGTATTGTTATATGGATATGTAATTTATTTGGGCAGGATAAGATTAAGGCATCTATAGAGGCAAGATTGGCGTCGGAAAATTCTTATACTATTTACATTAGTACGAGAGTTGAAAACAAGTAGCCCCCCTATTGGTGGTCGGGTCGTCGGAAAACCGAAGACCGAGTGTGCACCTCCAAAAAACACACAAGCCTCACGCATGAGGGGTGTAGGTAAAAAGTTGGTGGAACTTAATGGAAGATATTGACAAATTGAAACAGGAAGAAAAACTTAAACGGATTTCCGAAGAGATCAAAAGACTTAATAAGTTATTTACTGGGATAGATTTGAAAACCCGAAAGGCGGTTCACTCTCTTGTTGAGAATGCAGCCTTTATGTCCGTCACGCTTGATGACTTGCAATCTGACATAAATATCGAAGGGGTGACAGAAGAATATCAGAATGGGGAGAATCAATATGGGATAAAGAAATCTTCCAAGGTCGAAGTATATAACCAGATGGTAAAGAACCATATGGGGGTAATGAAGCAATTAACTGATTTATTGCCTAAGCCAACGGCGGGGGCTTCATTTAGTCAGAACGGAGAAGCGAAACAAGATGATTTAAAGAATTTCGTGAAACGCAGAAATGAAATGTAACGCCGTTACAGTGTTACACGTTACTGAAACGTTGTAACGCTTACGGAGGTTGATAGCGCATGAAACATGTAACAGCAAAGAAGGATGATACATGGTTAGCATTTAACCCTATCGTTAAATATTTCAACTGGCTACAGGAAAACCGCTCTAAGGTATCTCTAAAGGTTTACAAGGTCTATAAAGAAGTTGTTAGGATCATGGGCGATCCTAATAGCGAATGGGAATATGATCATAATAGAGCTTGTCATGCTATTGAATTTATTGAGAAGTATTGCAAGCACTCGAAAGGTAAATTAGGCGGCAAGCCTTTTATACTTGAACTTTGGCAACTGGCTTTAGTAGCAACGGTTTTCGGTATCGTCCATAAGGTTACGCGGTTAAGAAAATACCAGGAAGTATTTTTTGTTGTCGGTCGTAAAAATGGAAAGTCAACTCTTGCGGCGGCAATTGGTTTATATCTCCAAATTGGTGACGGGGAGCCGGGGGCAGAAGTTTATGCCTGCGCCACTAAAAAAGACCAGGCTAAAATCATTTGGCGTGAAGCCAAACGGATGGTTAAGAAATCACCGGACCTTCGGAAATATATTAAAACTTTAGTCGCTGAATTGGTATCTGATTTCAATGACTCTTCCTTTGTCCCTCTTGGCGCTGATAGTGAAACCTTAGACGGTTTAAACGTTCACGGCGCAACCATGGACGAACCGCATGCTTGGAAGGGTAGAGAATTATATGATGTTGTAGTTGATGGCAAGACGGCTAGAGAACAGCCGCTTATTTTTATGTCCAGCACTGCCGGGACCGTTAGAGAAGGTATTTACGATGATAAATACGATGAATCCCGGAATTTAATAAACGGGTTTGATACGCCGGATGATCCGGGCCGGTATATCGATGAAAGATTATTGCCGATTATCTATGAATTAAATAATCGTGCCGATTGGGTGAATGAAGACGCTTGGTATCAAGCAAACCCCGGTCTTGGAACTATCAAGAGTTTACAGCAACTTAGAGAAAAGG